TAGCGGTGTGCCGAAACTTCACATCTCTCTGCGCTCCCGTGCCCATTGAGCAAACGTCAACAGAATTGACGACTAAATCTCCGTGTATCGTGTCGCGTGTATTCAATGAGCCGATGACGGTTATCTTGTAGTATCCAGCGATGGGCACGGTGATGGACGACCCCGACCACGTCAAGTTACCGCCGCTGTCTATTTCGGCTTGCCATGTGACGATGACACCGGCCGTAGTGATGCTGAGCGTTGCGGTGCGAGTCAATGAGAGGAACACCGCATCGTCACGACGCTCTGCGGTACTCATGCGGTCACGCATCAATTGCGCTTCATCAGATTGCAGCCAAGTCAATGCGCACCTCCTCGACTCCTTGCGAACTCATCGACAACGATACCGCTTGCACCTTGCGCGTCAATGGCGTGCCAGTCTGCGCATCGACTTCGACGAGATCGCCAAGGAAATAGTCGCGACCGTAGCGCCACGCTCCCGACTGCAATACTTCAATGTCATATGCCTGAATCTTGAAGCGTTGGCGACGAAACCGAGACCGAGCAAGGCTGCGCAGTTGGTTCTCGTTGGTTTGGTCGCTTCCCTTGACGTAGACTTCGCGCAAATCGACGCCGGTCGGGTCTGTCGTTGGGAATTTGGCGCGTATCGGGTTCTTGTCTTTGCCTTTGCTCCCGACGCCATGAAACAACGTGCCGTAGTTCATGAGATTCGTAGAGCGGCTTAGGTTGCCGACGGTGTTGTTGGCTTGGCTGAATTTGACGTAGCTGGTACGGTCGGCACCGAGGTTGTCAGCGTAGAATAGCGAATAGCCAAGCGTCGCACGGTCGAAGTTGACGGTAAAGTCAAGACCGCCAATGTCCGCAACTTTGACCATGGTTTCGTAAACGTTTTCGCCACTGCATGACAGTTCGATAGCGTCGCCGATACCGAGGTTGGTGGCGTTGGTTGCGGTCGTAACACGTCCGTCGGCCCATCGTTGCAACTTCGTGCCGTAGCGCCGTGTGAGCGCCGCTGTCATGCCTGGCGGATTGCCGTTGGCGAGGCTGCCAATGTTGTAGTTCCAAAGATTCGTCATGATTGACGATGCGGTCGGGAACGCTGCGGTATTGAAGAACGAGACGCCGGAAAGATTCGGATACCATGCAACGACGCGAGATTGCAAGATGCACTGCGCATCCACTGCCGTTGCCTTCATTACGGGATTCTGTCCGTAGATGCGATCCCAAAACCGTATGAAGCCGGTGAACTCTGTGTATGCCTGCATTCCAATCGCCGGGTCGCTTCGGATAATCTCGATGATGTATCCGTAGTCCAAATTGGCAACGACTGGCGCATTGAGGTTCACCGAGAACGTCGCTACGCTTGGCGTGTTGACTTTGTGCACCACTGCGATGTCGAGCGGGGTGACGATGCCGACCGGCACCCCAGCATCGTCGTACAGTTTTATGACGTACTGTATCGCCATGGTTAGACTCGTGTGATAGTGATGCTACCAGAAGCCAACGATTGGCCCGCCAACGATGACGCCACGGTAAGCTTTATGACGTCAATGACAGATGATATAACAACTAACGATGTTTGTGTCATCGTATGCGATGAACCTCCCGAAGATGCCATACGCGTAGACTGCACAAAGGTTCCGTTTAACTGAATGCCCATCAATCGATTGCCCGTTGTGCCTGATGTGAAGTTGCCGAATCCATTGACCAAATACAAGCCGGTACGTCGTACGGTGATTTCGCCCGTCGTGGTGTTGGTGCTGAAGATATTGTCTGACGTCGTACTCGGTGAAGAGTATCCGGCAACATCGTAGTTGGTATTGGCTGCGGTGATTGTCGCCGTTCCGCCGCTCATCGTTGCGTATGCTTGATATGGCAACTGAGACGTCGTGCCATACATTGCGTATGATTGCACGATGCCCGATGCAGCGATGACGGCACCAGCCACTTGGACGGTGCCAAGTTGTACATAGACTCGACCGGTAAGTTGTGCGTTCGTAGCGACTGCGAGTCGCACGCTGTACGTTCCAACGGTCGTACCTGCGACGCTCCGAGACACCGTCAACGGTCCCGACGTGCTGTTCACGAAGATAACGACGTTGTAGGTGGCGTTTGCCAATGTCGATATGTTGATTGCTGACGATGAAGTGTTCTCGTAGAAATAACCGCCGACGACCGCCGCGCCGTCTTGGATCGTCAACGTCGCAGTACCGACACCGCTCATTGCAAAGTCGTTGCCGACCTGAAGCACACCGTCGCTGAGCGTCTTTGTTTCCATGGCGATCATGCGCGCGGTATCGTAGCCTGCACCAACGTTGCCATCGCCAAACGATGCGCCTGTGCCTGTTGCAAACCCAATAGATTGCTCTGCCATTGCTTAGACTCCTATAAAACGCGGTATCCAATTGATTGACACACTCGAGCCGCCATCTGTGCCCGTAGCCGATACGCTAATAGTGTTGTTCCCTTCAAAAACATACGGCGCAGGATACAAAGCCCAGTTAATTAAATCACTGTTGATGTCGAGCCATGCAAAGCGATTGACGCCGTCCTGATCGATGACCGTCTTTGCGCCGTACTTTAGGTCAATACTTACGAATGTTGATGCGGGTATTGTCGTGTCAAAACTAATCACGTGGCCAAGCGCGTCAGTGATGGTTAAGTCGGTCAACGGGCCAACGGCAGTCAATACTGGATAACAAATCCATGTCCCTTCATACAAAATATTGGTGATACCACCAATTCCTGCGGAGCCGTATGGCACTTCGTACGGTTTCGGGTATGGCGTTGGTGTACCAAGGATAGGACTTGTCAGCGTTGCTTCGTATGCGTACTCGTCGTACCATGTAGGGTTATCTGCGCGTAATTGGATGACCGCGCGTATGTTGAAGTCTTTACTGTCGGTGTCCATTGTGAGACCACCAAGAACTTTAACGTCAATGTAGCGTGTTACTTCAGTTCCGCCATTGCTAAAATACACTTCAAGCCGTCCAACGTCGTTGCCGGGCTTGAAAATATCGAGCAATTTGTTGCGGTACGTAAAATGGTCATCTATTGACGACGTAGGCACAACAATGGGCAATGAAATAATGCGTGGGTCTAGACGAAAATCAATATCACTGTCGCCATCTTGGAACGGGCCGCGTTGCGTGATGCGATGCAATGGAGACATGCCAAAGTTTACCGTACCTGTGAGGTAAACAGGTAAACCAAAAAATAAACCTTGAAATGGTACAGTATTGAATCCTTCAGGGTCGTTAAATGTATACGTGTAACTACGAAAGAACTTTACTTGCATTACGCATCCCCCATCGTCATCATCCAAGCGCGTGCGTCGTTAATCAGCGAAGACTCGCTTTGTGTGTTTGCGTACGATGCGCTGAAAGTAAAGTTGTTCACCGTCTGCGCCGCCGACATTGCCGCCTGCTCGGATGCTCCAATCACCTCGGGTATGCCGTCTTTGATACCGCCTGCAATACCTTTGGACACGTTGATGCCGACCATGTCGTGCATCAGTTTCGACGGTGACGAAATGCCGAAGAAGTCTTTGATTGCTTGGTACGCTTCCTTTGCTGCGGTCATCGCCGCATCTTTCAGTAGCGTTGCGCCGCTTGTGATACCGTCAGCAATGCCTTGCATCAAGCTTGTGCCAAGTTTCAAAGCCTCAGGCTTGATGGTGTCAAAGAACGTCAGCAGGTTTTTGTCGAGCGTCTTAAAGAACTCCCAGAGGTCTTCAAGCGCAGTGCCGACGGTTGTCTTCATCGTCTCAAAGGCTCCGGAGAAATCGCCCTTGACGACCTGAGACAATGCGGTAAGAATCCCGGTTACCGCTCCCATTACGATGGTTGCCAAAGAATAGAACGTATCGAGCACCGTCTTGATGTATGGCCATGCGATGGTGAATGCGTCACTGAGATATTGCCATGCGATGGCCGACAAATTAAACGCCAATACGACCACGTCCATAATCAACGTAGCCAACGCAGTGAATGCGGTTTGCAACGTTGCTAAATATCCCTGCACCGCTGGGCTGCCAAGATACTCAGCAATCGCAGTGCCTGCCGAGACAATCGCAGGAACAACGACGCCGACCCAGTTCATGAACGCATCGGTTAA